ATTAAGCGGCATAAACGTACTCTGATAAACTTCCAAGAAGCCTTTTTGATTCCCTTTGTAACTAAAACCGCTCATCGTTATATGCAGTTTGAGCCTGAATTGTATCCTGTAAGTGATTACAAGTTTGTTGCGACAACTTCATTGGGTGTTGTGGCTAGGGAGTATGAGATAGCTCAATTGACCCAATTGTTACAGACCATGCAGGATTCACCTGTCAAACAGCAGTTGATTGAAGCCATTATCGATAATATGTCTTTGAGTAACAGAGAGCAGTTGATTGCTTCTATGCGACAGGCTGCACAGCCTAACCCACAGGCAGTCCAGTTGCAGCAGCTTACGGCTCAGAGTCAACTTGGTTTCCAGAACGCACAGACAAATGCGTTGAATGGTCAGGCGATTGAGGCACAGGCTAGGGCAAGAAAACTTGCAGCAGAGACAGGTCAGTTGCCTGAAGAGTTAGAGATTGACAGGATCAAGGCAGTAACAGCTAATCTTAAAGTAGGGACAGAAGATGACAAAGAGTTTGAGCGCAGGATTAAAATCTCAAAGGAACTCACTAAGGAGCGAGAGATTGCGGTTAAAGAAGCTCAGGCAGAAGAGGCTCGCATTCTTGCTGAAAGACAACTCGCTGAAAGACGGCAAGCTCAACAAGCTGCAGCGCAACGCAACGTCACTCAAATGAGGTAATTATGAAAGGTGTAGCACATTATTTTAAAGACGGTACTCGCCATATGGGTGGTACGCATAAGATGCCAAATGGTGATACTCATTCTGGTAAGAAGCATGGTAAGAATAGTAAGAAGTTATTTCACTTCAAGGATCTTTCTGAGACTGCAAAAAAGAAGGCAAGGAAGCGCAAGTGAGAAAGTTTGCCAAGGTTCCTAAAACCAAACGTGGTGTTCCCAAAAAATATGTTAGGGGTTCGAAGAATAAAAAAAAGACTGAGGATGAGATAAAAAGAACCAGAAAAAAATATAAGGAAGGAACATTAACCAAGAAAGAAATGGATGAAATAAGCAAGCAGAGGGTAGCAAGTGGCAAAAAAAAGCGGAAAAGAAGAAGTGCTTGAAAAATATGCCAAGTCGAGTCGTTTTTCTAAGGCAACACTTGCAAAGGTTTATCAGAGAGGTTTAGGAGCATACTACAGTTCAGGTTCCAGACCTGGAGTTTCAGCGCATCAATGGGCTGCTGGTCGGGTTAAAAGTTTTGCAACAGGTAAGGGTGGTGCTAGAAAAGCAGACTCTGATCTTATAGCAAAACGCACAACCAAGAAAAAAACAAGGAAAGCATGATGCCAGCAAGCAAATATTCAAAGAAGCAGAAAAAGTTAGCAGCAGTTGCTAAACCAAGAAACAAGATAACGGGTGCTGATTTTAAGGCATTGAAAAAGAAACGTGGCTCACGCAGATAGAAAAAAAGCATTGTTAAAGAAGCATGGGTTGTCAGGTACTAATAAACCTAAGAGGACACCCAAGCATTCTACGAAGTCACATGTTGTCTTGGCAGAGCGTGGGCATGAGATAAAATTAATTAGGTTTGGTCAGCAAGGTGTGACGGGTGCTGGTAAAAACCCCAAAAGTGAGAAAGATAAAGCACGTAGAAAATCGTATTATGCTCGGCATAATGCACAAGATCCTAAACCTGATTTCTTTAGTGCCAGATATTGGTCTCATAAAACAAAGTGGTGATAATATGGCTAGGCCAAGTAAACGTATCAAAAAGAAAGATAATATCAAATTGCATAGAAAGCGAAGACGCAAATAGGAGGAGTTATGCCTGGATACATGACAGGAAAGAAAAAGAAAAAACGTAAAAGCTATAAGTAAAGGTATTGACTTACGATACTTTCTTGATGTTAAAATGCAGCATCTGTCCGAAAGGGTAAACAGATGGTTACAGAAGAGTCATTGAGAATTGAAAAAGAACGCGATGCTTTGCGTACTATGTTTTTAAGTGAGGGCTGGAAGGTTCTTAAGGATAAGTTGGTACAAGAGCAGAGGTTTTTAAACAATATCGAGGCGATTCATAGTCAGGATGATCTTTGTTTTAGGAAAGGAAAGGTTGCTAAAATAACAGAGATTCTTGGTATAGAAGGTAATCTTGAGACACCTCAGGAAGATAATTCGTTCAATTTTCTTGAGTATTAATATGCCGTTATATGATTTTAAGTGTGAGAAAGGTCATATTGTGGAAAGACTTGTGGATAACTCTATTCATCAGGTTAATTGTCCAGAATGTACCAATCAGGCATTTAGGATTATAAGCAGCATAAATTTTTCGCTTGACCCGATCTCCGGTGACTTCCCCAAGGCCACGAAGAACTGGGCAAAGTGGAGGCAAGTGAAAATAGCAGAAGAGCGAAAGACAGGATAACTTTACGAAGCCCTGATAACCCACATCCATAATCTTTTTTAAGACGGAGTAAAAATGGGTACAAAACTTGTTGACACGCCAGAGGCAACACCTGTTGAGGAAATGGAGCAACAGGAATTGATTGTTGAGGAGCAAGAGCCGGAGATCCCTGCAAAATACAGGAATAAATCTACGGCTGAACTGATAGCGATGCACCAAGATGTTGAGAGAGCATTTGGTAAACAGGGTGCAGAGTACGGTGAGTTAAAGAAAGTTGTAGACTCATACATTCAAAACCAGACGGCAGAGGTCAAAACGGAAGAGCCTAAGCAGGAGATTGATTTCTTTGCTGATCCTGAAAAGGCAGTAGAGCAGTTAATTGATAGGCATCCAAAAGTTGTTGAAGCAGAGAAGACGCAGCAGAGTTTGAGGCATCAACAGGCGCATCAGCAGTTAATGCAGACGCACCCAGATACTAAAG